AATTTCGCCTTTGTCATTACACTTCTCAGCTCGTAATGTTTCAACAGGGATATGCTCAAGACTTACAATCTTAGTTCTATCCTTTGAGTAGATTACCTGAATAGCACATTGACCCATTAATTTCAAATCGTACACTACTTTGCGAACACAATCAGCATTAAACAAAGATACCATCTGTGCGTATTGGTCAGGTTTTTTATTGCTGTCAGTAGCATCTAAGCCCTTACCATAAATCATCTCACTAATTCCGTTAATGATAGCATTGTTAGTAGGGCTACCATTGTATCTATCTATAAGATATTGAAAGTAGTTGTTATCATCGCCATAGCTCACAAACTCTTGATTCCGTACTTCTTTAACAGTAGGGCTTGTGTAGGTGCTTAGGTTAACTATTCTTAAATCGTTTTTCATAATATAATATAATCGTTATCGTAGCTCGTATCTATGGTGTATTCGCCATCGTTAACTGAGTAATAGTTATTCGTATCTTGGTCAACTGTTTGGTCTGTACAAAATACTTTGTCTTTATATATAACGTTGCTACCTTCTTTTATTGTTAAATCATAAAATCTACCCTCAGTTAAGGATAATGATTCGCTTATAACTAAATGATTTTTGTCAGTAGTAGCAGATGATGTATATGTAACAGATGTGTTTGTAGAGTCATCTCTAAATATCAAACTCACATTCGTTGCATAAGAACGTGGTATAACCTTTATGGTCTGAGCATCCGTTGATGTAGTTAGTTTTATCATAATACTATAAACTCGTTATCAGCAGAGTGTGTTACATATTGGTTTTTGTTTATCTGATAGTATGAGTTCGTGCTTTGGTCTATCGTTTGGTCTGTACAGAACATCATACCCTTAAATATCTTACCTAATTCATCTTGCAATACAAAAGTATAATAAGTATCCTCTGTAAGTCTAAATTTATTATTTATTGTTAGATATGTACTTCCTTCTGTGTATGTGAATGTTAGAACATCATTTTGCCACTCAATCTCTGCACCATTAAAAGTTGCTTCGTATGTGTTCCACACTTTTGGTTCTGATGTATATTCTCTAACTATGTTTGTAGATTCGTTTCTTACAAATAACAACAATTCGCCTGATACACCCCTTCGTGGTATTACATCAATACTTTGCGAATCTGTCGATGTAGTTAAGATATGCATACCTATATAACGTATAGATTCTAAATTTTGTGTAATAAAAAAGGGGGCTTTTACACCCCCCTAACTATAACTAAACCAAACTTAATGAAAAAACTCTTTGCAAATATACAAAAAATTATGGTGTTGGGTCTATTGGTGATGATGAATCATCAGTTGGTAGTGTTGCTACAAAGAAAGGTGGTGCTGTTTCTTGAGCAGTAAGGGTAAGTGTAAATCCACTTAAATCCCCCATAGCTGCACCTGTAACAACTGTGCCCCCTGTAACTTCGCTTCCATGCTCTTTACCTACTAAAAAGCCATTACCGTTATAATCTTCCACAACAATTTGAGGTCGACCATGAGCTAAGAGCTTAATCTGCTCTTGAGTAGCTACATCTAAAAACGTAAATGTAACATTAAGGGTTGACTCATAAAAAGTAGTGCCATTTTCTCTTGACGAGTTAATAGCAGTTTCTAATGATGAATTTCCCTTGATTTCATATTTGTAGAAAGAAACACTATCATCTAAAGTGATTGTACCTGAGCTGTCAGTTAAGTCAGCTGTGGTAGTTGTATAAGGGGCAAAGTAAATGTTCTTTAGCCCACCTACACCACTCTTACATGGTAACGCTCTTCCGTTTGATACTGCACAAGCCATATTAATTTTATTTTAATAAAAAAGGGTAGGTAGGCACTTGGCTTACCCACCCCTTTTAAGTTAGAGAATTATTGATTATGCGTAGAGAACGATATCAGAACCAATACCATGCTGCACACCTGCTGTATAGCGCATAACTACACGCACGTTCTGTGAACCATCAAGGTCAGCCATATCGATAACTTTAACTTCGTTTCTGTCATCAAGCAATCCTGTTCCAAAGAATAGGTTAGACTTCTGAGCAGCTACTGCTGTGTTATCAGCAAGACCACCTGTTGCAAACAATGGGATTCCCTGAAAGTTCATCTCAGTTTGTCCTACGTGATACAAATCTCTATAACCCAAAGCAGCTTGTGCGCCTACATACGCCTTAGCGATGTTTTGAGAGATATAGATAGTTAAATCGTCTTTTCCATATACGCCACTTGGGATGGCATCTACAATCGCTTGTAATTGACTAATAACATTTGAAGTGGTAACAGTAACAGCAGTTACATCTACTACATCTGAATCAGCAGCGAGTAGAGTTTCAAAACCATCAAAGTTTCCTTCCCCTGCGCTACCTTGCCATATAGAAGTTTCAGTTGCGTTTGCAACCTCAGAAGCTACACGAGCTATAACGTAGTCAGAGAACAATGGGGGTAGCTCGTCAAAAGCAGAAAATCCCATTTGGGCTGCTTCCCAATCCGAATGCAGCTCTTTTCGGCAAATTTGCAAATTTACTTGCAATTCAGTTGGTGTAAGTACTTTCTCAGTTAGAGTTAGTGTTGATGTAGATGAGTCAAAGTCGCAATCAGCAGAACGAACGAGGTTCGCCATAGCACCTACTTTCATAGCAGCTTTGTACTTTACATTTGGTAAAATAGTGATAGCACCTTTGTCAAGTGTATCAGCACTTAGAAGGGCTGCACCGAGATATTTCCCTGCAAATTCCCCTGCATAAGTACTTCCTGTAATAGTTGGATTTGGCATTTTATATAAATTTAATTGTTAACAATTTTAGACATTACTTTGTCGAAAGTACTTTGCTTTCTGTTTTGCGCATACTTAAGACTTACTTTTTGTTTGGGTTCAGGGTTATGAGTGATCGCTTCTGTGGCAGGTGTTTCAGATAGTTCCTCTTTCACTTGCTCTTCCACTTCGCTCATTTCCTCTTTCTTTTCAATCATCTGCTTGATTTCCTCAACTAATGATTTCACTTCTGCTAACTCTTCTTTGGTAGCATACTTAGCTTCCACCTCTTCCTCTTCAAGTTGCTCTTCAACTTGTTCCTCAGATGCTTCAACTTCCTCTTCCTGTTCAGCAGATTTGATTTCGCCAATGATACCCTCTTCGCTTACAACGAGGATTTGACCATCTTCCATTGTATATTCGCCAACGGGTACGGCTACTTTCTCATCGTCTGTAAGGATAAAGATTTCATTACCTGCTTCAAACGCTTCTGCTTCAAGGACAGTTCCGTTATCGAGTTTCGCTTGTGCTAACTCTACCACTTGGGATTGCTCGATATTTTCTACAATATCAGCAGTATCTTCCCCAAGATAGGTTTTGATTTTACTTAGAATTTCTGTCGCTTTCATAATATAATAACGTATTTAAAATTTAATTTGTATTTTGGGTTATACTTTCCCAATACCTTGCGCTCTTAATGAGCCATCACAACACTTAATAGAGTACGTATTATCCTCGCATAAACAGGCACGTCTTGAACCCTTTGGGCTTGTCCTCGATGGTGTGATAAATCGTTTCAGTCGCTTAATCATCCTTGACCTCTGTATTTTTTCTTATATAGCTTTGAACCCTTGATACTACTCATTTTGGTTTTAGCGTGTACACCTTTTCTGCGTACCTTTGGCTTTAATACTTTTATGTAGTCTATTCTCTTAGCCATTACAGTTTAAACTTTCTCAACTTACTTATAGCAGATTGTGAAGATGTTATATAATCATTTACATCGTTAAATGCTCTTTTAAAATTTTTACCTACTGTCGTGCTGTCTAAATCAACACCTAATTCTTTAGCTTTTCTTTTGCCATCAGCATAGGCAGCATCTACTTCGTTTTGTAATTTTTGTAATTTTTTTTGTGCAGCTTCCATTTTACCTGCACCACTTAAAACTTCTTGTAAAGCATCTCTGCGACCATCATTAAAAACAGATTGTGCTTTTTGCTCTATATCCTTTAATTGACTATCTAAAGCTAATTCAATCTTTTGTGGTTCTTGATTGCTAAATAGCATCTTACTTACTCTTTTTTCGCTCATAATTTTTTATTTAATAGGGATACAATTAGGTACTTTTTTTCCGTTTTTCATTTTCATACCATATTGGACGTATCCATCTTGGCATGGTTTTTTAAGGTTGTGCTGTTCGCAAGGCATATACCATACTTTGCCCTCGTACTCGTGTTCGTGGTATGATTCACAACCAATATCTTTTGCTGCTGCTATTGCTAATTCTTTTGTGGCAAATGCAAGTCTATCATCTATGATCGCCATCTCATCGTTAATAACCTGAGAAGCTAAGTCTAATTCGCCTAATTCTTTTAACTTGCTTTCAGCCCATCGCTTACCTGCTTTACCACCCCATAGAAGATATGAGATAGTACCACACGCTTTTGAGTCGCTTTCATCGTAGTATTCCTCAGCTCTGCTTAGATATGAGTACATACGTTTGATAGTTTCTTTTGAGATGGGTTTGCCCTGTGCTAATTGTTGCGCTCGTATCTTACCTACATCAGTAGCACATTTATTGTTTACTTTCTCGTTTAGTTCAATACCACGCTTTGCGTTATTCTTTACACCACTTGGATAATCAGAGTATGATTCTAATTCCTCTTTTTTGCCATCTTTGTACCTACCATCTTTTTTAACGATCCTACGGATATATTTAAGCATATCCTGTGCTTCGTCCTCATCAAAGTCATTGATAGGTTCTTTAGGGCGTTCCATTTTATCAGCAAAGTAGCCCTCAATAGAGAATCCCTTAACCTTTCCTGTTTTTACAAACTGTTCCCATATCTCTTCGTTGTTGACTTTTACAGCCCCCATCCAAGTTCCCACAGGTACATTTAG